CAACACGGTCACACCGACGTGGTCTACCGGCTCAATGCAGAGCACAACAACCACAACCCAGACCATTGAAGAGACGATCCAGCATCAGATCTATGGCTCCGAAATGCAGACCTGGACCGGCGAGGGCGTAACTCCTAGCGCTGCCGACATCACGAACACAGCAACGACATGGGATCTAACAACGGACGGAGATCCATTTACCTTGGAAATCACAACCAGAGAAGCGGACTATCTAATCGAGCAGATCGACATCGACCGCACAATCGAAACCGATTCCACCACTACGTCGCTCAGTGTGTTCTCGCAATAATGATTGCGGCACCTGCCGCAGCAGAAACAACAAATAATTCAGCACCCAAAGCGCAAGCCACTAGCAATAACACCAACCAATCGGTTCAGTTCAACAACAACGGAGCACCTAGTCGTCAGCATTTTGGCGGCAACGTCAGCTGCAACGGGCCGACGCTAGTGATGACGCCATTTCATTTAGAGGCGCACGCTGATCCAATGCCGTCAGAGGATTACACCCGTGCGCAAAACTTTGGCATGCAGCTCAGCGTCAACATCCCGCTGGATGGATCCATTACTGAGATGTGTAAGGCCATGGTGCGGCGCAAGCTTGCGGCACAGCAGCAGGCGTTAGACAAGGAGCAACTTGACTACCACTTAGTGCGTGCCTTGAAATGTGCCGAGCTTTATAAGACGGGGTTCATGCTGCACCCTGATTCAAATCTTGGAGCTACTCTTTGCTCCGACGTAGTCTCAATCGACGTCTACCGAAAGTCTCAGGGTCTTTCCCCCGTAGTTTTGCCAGCTTCTTCAGAGCCGTCTGAAACGCAGGCTTCAACACCTTCACCAAGTTCTGCGCAGCAAGAGTCGCCCCAACCGACGCAGCCGCTGCCGCTGCCGCCGTTGTCGCAGCCACTGTCACAACCTCAGGACTCGGCAGAGCAAACTCAAGAGACGTCCCCGGCAACGTTGCAGTCGGCGGAGCCTGCACCTCAATAGCTTCAATCACAGGCGGATTAACTAGTAAGTCAATCGTTTCCTGTTGCGCCTGGATGTTGTCGTTTAATTGCCGGACTTGCTCTTGCAATCGCTTGGCAGCATCACGCGCGCTTTGGTCAATGCCTTGCGGTGGTGGCTTTGGCTTCGGTGGTTTCTTTGGTGGAACGCTTGGCGGTATTAACAGTGGATGAGAGGGAGCCGGAAACACCGGCTCCTCAATCGATGGCCTTGGCAAATCAATAGACCCAGGCAGCTGTATGGATGGCAGCCGCAATGGGTCCATTAATTAGAACTTGGTCTTAGAACCAATCTTCATGTAGCCAGCCAGGTCGCTGTTGTCGAACTTGCCGGCGCCAATTTCGGCGTACATGCTGGTGGACTTGGTCAAGTCACCAGACAAGCCAGCCTTACCAGTCAAACCCCACTCGTTATCAAGTGTGTCGTTCTGCAAGGCTGGTCCTCCCTGGATAAAGAATGGACCTGACTCATAGCCAACGTGCAAGTCAAGGCTCGTTCCTGTTGCCTTGCTCCCCGACCAACTGCTGTTGTATTCGGGATTGAAGTACGCGTTGCTTTCGGCCTTCACACACGGGCTGCCCAATGCAACAGCCCCAGCGACGGCAGAAGCAACAATCAAAAAGCGCTTCATGTTTATCAGAAGAAAACATGCAGACCTTAGTGGAACTATTTACCAAGGCACACCCGTGCCGGTAGTAGGAGTGGCCTGTTCTGTTAGTTGCGCTTCAAGGGCCGCGTTGACTTCTGCAACCTTGTCGTCGCCCAGAGCGGCTTTGACCCAGCCCACAACAGTGGCCTCTTCGAGGTCTGCGTAAGCAGTGACAACGTCACCCTCCAGGGCTATTTCGCCATAGGCGCCAGCGGAATAGACGTCATCGTCTGACCGCGCATCAACGCCGTAGTGCACAGAGTCAACGCGACCGTTACCAAGAGTGCGAGAAAGCGTATTTACTTTCCACGTAATGGTGGGCATGGCAAAAGGGTGAGATAAAGGAAGTGTAACTTTGGCGCCCCACGTTGCCATGGGGCGGTTTGCTATCCAGCCTCAAGGGCTGCAACGTTATTAACGGACAAGCCATTCCTCAACAGTGTCGCTGACATCTCGCATTTTGATCCAGCGTGTACCAGTGACCTGACCTTTGCGAATCCGCAGTTTGCCCATCAGACCAACGCAATCCCACTCGGGACGATCTTCACGGGAAACATATTCAGTATCAGGGTTGTAGTCAGGGTTGAGTTGGCGGCGTTGCTGAACAACGGTATTGCCATCATCGTCCTCAACTTCATAGTCCTCTTGAATGTAAGTGCCGTAATCATCGCGGAGATATTTGCCTTTCCAGCTGTCAATATCTGCATCACCTGCAACACTAGGATTGCCAGAAATAACGCCAATAGGCTCTTCACCAGCAACAGCTTCGCGAATCTTGTCGCCATCTAAAATAACGCTGATCCCACGACGGTCTTCAGCGGCTAAGTTGCCATCAGACCACTCAAAGTATTCAGCGTAGTCAGCGCCACCAGCGTTCCAAGAGCCGTCTGCGTAGGCGTTACCGTCACCGCGGAGAATAAAATCATTGTCACCTGCATTATTTGCAGCAAGTTTTATATATTGAAAAGCACTGTTTGATGTTCTTGATACATATCCAAATATCAGCGAATTTGTAAGACTAGCGTTAGTGTTTCTCATGACCTGTACAGTCCCGTTATCGCTGGCACTTACAGACAGACTTAAGCCAGAGCTGTAGTAACTTCCGTCATGAGCCATCAAAACTCGACCATTGCCGTCGATTTTCATAGCCTCATTCAAGCCTGCAATAGAATCTGAATTAGCGCCAACATAAAATCTGAGGGCAGAATCAGCATTCATTCCAATAGCAGATTCAAACTTACCTGAGCCGGATCTTTCGAAAGCGATAGCAGGCGCATCATTATCGCTAATAGTTAACTGAGCATCATTAAGTGGCGACGTATGTCCAATCACTACGCGCCCCGAGCTGTCGATTCGCATCCGCTCGCTAGGACCAGATGAACCTGAAGCTGTAGTTTCAAAAGTTAAATGAGTAGGCCGAGAGGTGCCTGTCCAGCTTGCACCTGTGAAAGCTCTGATTTTTGCTGTACTTGCAGAGCCTTCTCCTAAGTTATACGAACCTAACTCTTGATCTGCCCCAGTAACACCTGTACCTTTTTGAAGTGTAAGTTGACCTGCTCCCGTACTGCTAGAAGCATTGCCTTTGACGCATAAAAGCCCAGTATTACTTGTTGCCGTACTCCCCACCAACAGCTTGCCCCCGGCTAGACGCATAACTTCGCCAGTTGAGTCCTTAAAAACTAGGTTTGCGGCTGACGATCCTGAAGCAATATTATTGCCAATACTTGACCAATTGTTTCTAGCTTGATTGTAAAAACGAATGCCATAATTAGCGTTATATGCAACAGAAATTTCGCCTCTAACGTCTAATAAAGTGCTGGGACTGTCAGTGCCCAGGCCCAAGCTGCCCGAGCTGTCGATTCGCATCCGCTCACCAGCATTGGTGACAAATCGCATTGAATTATCACTATTACTGTAACAAACCTGACCAATGTCATTATCATCAGTATCCCCCATATTCAAGCAACTAACTTGACCTGGAGTTGCATAAAGACTGAGCTGTGGTGACGTGGCTCGGACAGTTAATTGAGAATAAGAAGCAGCACTTGTCGTGCCAATCATTACATTTCCCGAGCTGTCGATCCTCATCCGCTCGCTGGCAGCTGCGCCAAAACGCATTGAATCATCGGTATGCACATACTCTAGGTAACCTCGATACGTTGCATTTCCAGATGTTCCATCGCCAAAATATATAGAGCCATAGCCATTAGTTGCAGACAAAAAATTGACTTCAGCAGCACCAACGCCGTTGCCAATACTCAGTGATTTACCGGTAAGAACGTTGTAGGGAGCCGATGTGCCGACACCCACGCGCCCAGAGCCATCAATTCGTAATGCTTCTGTTTCAGCCGAGCCGCCAATGTTAAAAGTAATCGGGCTATTTGAATAACTTAAAAGACTCGTTAAAGCACTTGTGCCCTTTAATTCTGCTCGTATTGTTGAACCAGTGTAAAGTGCAAGTGATGGTGTAGTTGAATCTTGTAGAGACAACAACTTACCAGGCGCTGCCGTCCCAATACCAACCCGGTTATTAGTACCGTCAACCTTCAGAGTATTACTGTCGATGTTGATGTTTTCATCGACGCCGCCAGTTGTGATTTGTGTAAGTGACATGGTCAGGAAGCTCCTTCGAGGATTGTAAGTCTTGCCTCAAGGGAGGCGTTTTGTGTTTCTAGGGTTTCAATCTTTGCGATTGCTTCTTGTAACGCTGCTGTTAGCAACGGTACAAATTTGGATTGGTCGATACCTTGCATTTCTTCGCCATCCTTCTCACCTGTTACAGCTTCAGGAACAACAGCCTGCGCTTCGTGAGCAAGGAAGCCATCAACTGTTTTATCAGCGTTGATTATAAAATTAAACCGCTTCGGTGCTAATTGTTTGACGCGAGTAATTCCATCAGCAATGTCAACAACGTTTTCTTTTAGGCGGTAGTCAGAGCTTGTGTTAAACGAAGTTGATGAGGCTGTGCTTTTGATGCTTCCAACTTCTGTAAGGGAGGCGTTTTGAATCGAAATTTGCGTTGCAGTTTGCCCTCCTGTCGCATAACTGTGCGACATTTGTATATTTGAGTGATTGGCATTAACCGTGCATCTAAAATATGCAACTTGACCATCATTCCCTACAGAGAATTTCTCAGCAGCAACTGCAGAAGTTCGGTTGATAAAAAGGCTGCCACCTGAGCTAATCCTCATCCGCTCTGTAGGGCTCGACCCTCCATCGCCAGCAGTGTAAAAAAGTAACATCCCACCTTGATCCGAATTGCTGCCTTCTTGTGCTCCCAAGATCAATACACGAGATCTCTTCCCGTCAGTATTACTTGAGTTGAAAAAGTTAATTGCTCCGAGACCTTCATTTGTGCTTTGAGGGCCGCCAAGACTCAGAAACGCAGGTCGATTGCTTTGATGTGCCTGAATTTGAACTTCTGAATTACCGGCGCCGAACGTGTTAGTGCTATCTGCATCTAAGTATCCGTCGCCGAATACAGCCCTAAAACGAGAATCTCCAAAACCAACTGATCCAGCTACCGTTAAAGGTGCTGCATTAGAGGTAGTCGTCCCCACCAACAGCCTGCCCGAGGTGTCGAGTCTCATCGCCTCAGAATTATTTGGTCTAAAAACCAAAGGAACTGATATTTCAGATTGCATCCGGAATTCAGTTGATGACGTATAAAAGAATGCAGCAAGGGTGTCTGAATGACTAAAAGATATTACGTTCTCACTGTTTCCATTAAGAGCTAAAGTTTTTCTGCCAGAAGCTGTTAACTGAATATTTGCGCCACTTCCAATCCCAACATTTCCCGAGCTGTCGATTCTTAATTTCTCTGAGCCTGCAGTCATCAGACGCATAGCGTCAGTGTTATGGTCATAAAGGATCTGGCCTCTATATTCAGCACTGCCTGACGTACCATCTGAAAAATCGATTGCACCATCACCAGTAGTTCCGCTACGAATTGTTATTCCAGAATCCCCACTACCTGCAATCGTTAAATTATCTGTTGCATTAGCCCTACCTTCAGTCGTCGTGCCTAGAAGCAGCCTGCCCGAACTGTCGATTCTGAGTCGCTCGGATCCGGAAGTATAAAGCTTCAGCGTGTCAAATTGACTGCCCAATATTCCGCCAAACAAAATATCTGACGAATCACCTTTACCTGCTAAAGCCCATCCATCTAGTGCGTATGCAATGTTGCTTGTAGAAGCAACGTCTAAATTTTGAGCAGGAGATGTGCGGTTGATGCCAACATTTCCAGTCGTCAATACATTCTGACTACCAAAGTCAGGGCTAATCTTTGTACCTGCAATAGCAGCACTACTGCTGACCTTGGCGTTAGTAACAGCACCATCGACTAGCTCTGATGTGTCGACAGTGTTGTTGCTTGGCTGACCAATATTTACTGTTGATCCAATCGTGACAATGAACTGACTCGCACCAGACGCAGGCGCAGCAGCAAAGATGATGTCGTTGTTGTTAATGGCAAAGCCTTCTGATGGTTGGCTTGTGCCGCTGTTTGGCTTTTGGATAACGCCATTAACACTGACCAGCATCTGCTGAGCATTAGCGCCAGCGTTGCTAAGGGTGAATCGATAAGCGCTGCCGTTAAACGTGGCAGACCCGCCGCCCGTAGCGCTTGACGACGACAGTGTGTTGATAAAGAAGTTGCCGACAGACTGCACTTCTTTCCATGCAGATGTTGCGGTGTCGTACACCTTCATCTTGTTGGCAGTGGTGTCGTACCAGAGATCGCCTTCGTCTAGATCCGTGGTTGGCGCATTAGCCGACACGCGATACCGCGCTTGGAAATCATTGATGTCATCGCTCAGCTGTTTGACGTCAGCTTCTTTGGCAATGAGTTTGTGATAGGTGTAAGTGTTGAGTGTGCTTGTTGTCTGTACTTGCAGGCCCAGGCCAGCGCCCAGGGTGGTGCTATGCAGGCTGCTAGGGAAGCCGTTGATTGTGACCGTGACGTTGCCGGTAGTCCGACCAGTAGCGCTTACTCCGCTGGCATCAACTACAACGCCACCGGCATCAGCAATTGACACCACCGTGCCCGCGTTATCGCTGGGGTCAGGGTTGGTTGTCGGGAAGCTGACCTCGTTTGCGATGGCGACAAAGCCGCCCAAGGCATTAAGCAAGCCAGACACAAACGTATTGACTGCCGAGCTGGTCGGAATGTCGTTGGTGTTGGCTGGTGTCAGCGTGCTGCTAACTGTCTTGCCGTCCAGCTGATTGATCTCTGCTGTTGATGCAGTCAGGCCATCAGTGACATTTAACTCAGTGGTGGTGGCAGTTACGCCATCTAAGACGTTGATCTCAGCTGTTGTCGACGTAACGCCGTCCAGCTTGTTCAGCTCTGTAGTGCTGAGGGTGGCGCCATCAAGCACTTGCACTTCTGCCTGAGTTAGATCAGCAAGGGCAGATGCTGTAGTTGCTGGCATGGTGGCCAGCTCTGTCAGTTCAGAGTCCAGCGGCTGCTTGCCGTTGATCTGGTTCTGAATTGCAGAAGTGACACCGTCGACAAAGTTCAACTCTGCTGTTGTGGCTGTAACGCCATCCAAGAGGTTGATCTCAGCTGTCGATGCAGTGACGCCATCCAGCTTGTTTAGTTCAGCAGTAGACGCAGTAATTCCGTCAAGCGCATTGATCTCAGCGGCGGTAGCAGTAACGCCGTCAACAATGTTGAGTTCAGCAGTGCTTGCTGTAACCCCGTCCAGCTTGTTTAACTCAGCTGTGCTGGCAGTGACGCCATCTAATTTGTTGAGTTCTGACGTAGACGCCGTGATCCCATCGAGCGTATTTAGCTCCGACGTGCTGACGGTTGCGCCATCAAGGATCTGTGTCTCTGCTTGTGTCAGGTCTGCCAGTGCGCTGGCAGTGCCAGACGACATGGTCGCCAGCTCAGTTAGCTCAGCATCAAGCGGCTGGAAATTAGTGTCGACGTAGTTCTTGGTTGCTGCGTCCTGTGCTGCCGTCGGGTCCGCTACTTCAGTTAATCGCTGGCTGGACAGCGTTGGCAGGCCAGTAGTGGCGCTAATTGTGACAACCTGTTTCTGTGCGTCGTCTAGCTCCTGGTCAAGGTAAAGCTGCTGCAGGGCATTAGTGTCTAGGTCAGCAGCCGTCAGCGTTGAGCCATCGGTGTAATCGACTAAGACATTGTCAGCAGGCGTAACTCGACGAACCTCTACTCGCAGTCCGTTTGCAGGCGCTGTTGCCAGTTGCGCAGTGCTGTCGTTGGCAAAGGTAAAGGTGGTGTCGACGTAGTTAACGAAGACTTTGACGTGCTCCTTCCTGATATATGGGAAGGAGATTGTGTACTGAGTGGCGCTGCCATTGCCGGCGTAGACGGAATATGCGTAGGGCATGATCAGTTCAGTGCGTCAATGAAAGATTGTGGGCCAGCAGGGGCAGCGCGCTGGATGTCCAGTGATGTCCGCTCCTTTATGTAAGCATTGTCAGCCCTTTTCTGCTCGGCGTCACGTAGCTCTGCCTGCAGTGCTGGGCTCTCTTCCGCAAGCAACAACTTCGCTTGCTTTGCATACCTGTTCCAAACTGCCTTAATTCTTGTTAGGCGTGGTGATTGGTATGTCGCTGAGGGGCGTGTGCGATCTTCTGGATTGCCACCCATTGGCGTCTCCTTGTATGTGATGTCCTTAGTAATAAGGTCGCGGATTTCTTCAGCCAGCAACTTGCCGCCAGGGTCTGGGCTTGTTCCTGTCATGCGAACTACTTGGGTGCCAAGCACTTCAAGGCGATCTAACTCTTGAGGCGACAACACGCGAGACGGTAAGTCTGAGCCAAATGCGGTGTCAGACCACCACGTTTCCATGGACCCTTGGCCATGGATGCGACGCAACTCAATATCAATAGGGTCGTCAGACAAAGTGCGCGTTACAAACGCATTGGTAGGACTAAACATTTGAGTCGCGCTGCGCAAGAACCATTGGTCCTCAGGGATTAAGTTCAGGCCAAGCGCTTGAGGCATTGGAATAGGTGCGCCAGTAAACGGATGCCGCTGTGGTGGGAACTCTTTGCTTGCACCTGGCATGCGCATGCGAATCATTTGCAATGTCTGCAAGGGGATAGCAAGGAAGGGGTTGTCAGTAGCAGGTCCAGGCGGTTTGAGTTGTGGGCCAACGCGGGGCGCAGCAAAAGTTGATGGCATAAACGCACGCAAATTAGTTGAGATGTATTTGACCCATGGATCAACTCGGCCTTCTTTTTTACCAAGCTTGCTGTTTTCCATTGCGTCGGAATACAAGTCAATGATTCGACGGAAAGGCTCAAGGATTTGAGAATTAAATTTGGCAGGGCCAAGCTCACGAGCTGTGTGCCATATCGCTGCATGCACTTGTGCAGACGCAGTTTCTGCGTCCTCGTAAGGAACATTTTCAACTGTTTCCCTAAATTCACCTAACATGCCAAGCACAGTCGCTAAGCTGTCAAGCGCACTAAGCCTAATTTGTGGAGTAAATGTATCGGTATATGGAACTCTAAATTGAATAGATGCACCTTGATATCCTGTAGATGTTGCCTTTGCTCCTGTAAAACGTTCTCTCCAATTAGTGGGATCAAACCCAGTAACTCGGATCATGTCAGACTGCATTAATGCAAGCCCACCTGACATTGCAAGCGTTCCAAGCGCTGCATCGCCAACAGCTTTGTAACGAGTAAACTTGTCTTCGCTATGCAAATCGCGCCAAAGCGTATCCGTAAGCAAGCCCCCGCCAGGCGTTAGCCGCATTGCAGCTTTTAAGATATTTACTGGGCCGCGAGGCAGTGCATAAATAACACCAGCAAGCGGATATTTGTTTACAAAATCACCAGCAGCGCGCGCAGGTGACCACAAAGCAGACATGGCAGGAGGCCCTTCATACCCGCCTTTCATGTAAGCGTATGCGTGCTTATCAATATCAATAGGATCTGTTAGCCCCTGTTGCCGTGCTTTTCTAATTCCCATTTGATACGTGCGCGGCTCATTCACAACTTTCAATGGGTCCGTAAACGCGACGTAGTCCATGACGTTTTTTGCGTGTATTCCAGTTAGCGCACCCCGCTTAACTACAGCACCATTTGGCATTGTGACGTCACGGAATTGTTTTTGCAGCAGCCTTTCCGCCTCTTCATTTGCATAATTCCAAACCTCTTTAGATCCTGGCTTGCCAATACCTATTTGCTCTGCGCGCTCTAGCTGTTCGTCCATTAAGCGCGCCCACTCAGCAGACGGGCCAACTAAGCCATTAATAAAACTATCGACCATAGTGATTGGCCGGCCAACTATGGCTTTAATTCCCTTAGCGGCTCCGCCAGTTGCTCGCTCAATGTAGTTAACAGCAATAGCAGTAAAGTTTGGATTATTTCGATCCATATACCACTGGCCTTCGTCTATCTCTTGCATTTCAATATCTTGCAAACTGCCTTGTTTTGGTTGATCCGCAATCTTGCGATCCATGCCGACATAGTCGACGCCAAGATTTCCAAACGCTTCGTTGTGGCGGAACGACGCGCCAGTTAAGCGCAATGCGTAATTGAGATTTGAAACATATTTGGCATACATGCGGAAGGCCAGGCCAGTAGCCCGTGTTGCGATCCGCGCTTCGCCAAACCGACCTTGTGCCGCAAGACGTGTCGCATCAGTGGCTGCGCCAAAAGCAGTGCCTAAAGGCATACCAGCAGCCCTAAATGCACTACCCAGCAACATCGTCCAGTGCGTGCGTGGTGCCGACAGGATTGACATGACATGCCACTGCCTAATGTTTTGCGCAATGCCTGAACCAGGCGCTGCATCACGCATAAAGTTTGCGATGTTTGACCGATATTTTTTGTCAGTCTTGGCTTGAATCGCGACCTCAGCAAGCGCTTTCATGTGGTCGTCGACATTGCCTGTCGACTTGTTTTGCTTGACAGCGTTGACTACCTCTGCTGGCAGCACGCGATCAAGCATGTTGCCCGCAGCAGCTGTAGCTTCAACAAACTGTTCTGCTGCTGATTTACCTGGCTGATTAGGCGGAACAATTTCTGCATTTGAACCGACAACGCGGTTGGCAGCATTGACGTCGTAAATAACAACTTCGTCAACCGGCCCGCCCTGGCGGCCAATCATTTCTGGCTCGTGCCGCAATCCCTGATAGCCGAGTCCAGTGACGTAGTCCTGCAACCCTGCCTTTTGCGCAGGTGTCAGCTCTAGGCCATTAGGCCCTTCACGCATACGACCCAGGTCCAGGTCGTTAAGAAGGTCAGCAAGATCTTTGTCCATGGACGGCAAGTCCATGATCTTGATGTCTTTCTGCAACGAGCCTTCAACTAGCGCGCCGCCGTAGCCAGCCATTCCTTCATAGCCGCTGCTGCTGGCTGTGAAATAAACACCGTCACCTAGTGCGCCAGCAGTTGGCTGCAAGCCTTCTGCTAAGGCGGCGTTGCCAATTTCTTCTGAGGTTGCATGTTGCAAGGTGACGCCAGGGATCAGCTTGGAGTTAAGGATGTTGGGGTCAGCCACCATCTGGGCAACACGCAAGCGTTGGCCTGCCACTCTCGTCATCTCGGCGTAAGCCGCGCCGACTTTTAGCGAGTCGTTAATAGAGGCATACAACTTGCTTGCCGCAGAAGCTTTGTCTGCACTCGTTGTTGCATTGCCGTAGCTAATAGCAGCAATCGCTGCGTCGTTGTTTGCAGCATCTAGCAAGATCTGCGTTGCCCTAATAGAGGCCAGGTCGTCACCTGCTTGCAAGTCGCCACGCAAAGCACGGTCAGACATTTCAATCAGGCGATCTATATCGGCCCCTGTTTCGCTAAGAATCTCAATGGCTTTGCCGTTAATTTGCTCGTCAGTAAAAGTGTCGCGGCCAGTGAACTCAGCGCGATCAAGGTCGCCTGTAATTCCACGACGCACAGCATCAAATGACGCTGCCAACTCATCACTAGTTAGCTCGATGTACCGGGTATTACCGCTTGGGCTGGCATAACGGCGAACATCGTCTTGCAATAACTCTTCGATTGTGATCTCGCCCTTCCTAAGGGCGTCCATGTTTTCAGCAATCTTGCGAGAGACTTCATCAGGCTCAGGCATTTGCACAGCCAGTTGCGGACCAGCGTCAGCAACTTGCTCTGCTTGACGCATGGCAATGTCGCCCTGGAAAGCATTTTCAAATACGTCATCCCAAGTTTGATAGCCGCGGCCTAGTAGCCAATTGCCAGCGGCTTCTGCAATTTGTGAAATCTTGGCAAATGGTTGTGCCCATGTGGCCTTTTGATAATCACCGCCAAACTTCCACCAGCCACTAAAGGCCATTGCCTGTACTTCTTTGCTTCCAATTTTTCCACTTAGTATTGCTTCAGCCTGCTCTGGAACAGTCTTTGCCGCCAATTCTCGAATCTCGTTATCTGCATTGCCAAGAATTTGTAGCTCACCCTTTGTTAAAAAGAGATCTTGCAGGCGGTGAAATGCTTCGTGGTATGCAGTAATTAACGTACGAGTAAAAGAAAGCGGATTAGATTTATGGAACATTGCGATCTTAATTAGATCGTCTGCTGTTTTTTGACCACGCAAAAACATGCCTGAAGCTGAATATGCCTGGCCTTTTTTGCCGCCGTACGCACGAGCTTGCGCACCAGTGAACTGGCCCTCAATCCTGTCCACAAACTCAACATTGACGTCAACACCTGCAACCTTTGTGATTTCTTGAACCATCACAGACTTTTCTTGCGACGTAAGAACGCTGCGTCCTGTGTAGTCCTGACCAAGTCGACCTGAGCCGCGAGTGCTGCTAACGGGCGGCAGTTCAGCTAGCTGCCCTCCGTCCCGCCAGGCTCCACTGTCAGGGACTGTGTAGCGATCGCCAGTCGCTTTGGCACCAAGGTCGGCACGGATGCGAGCACCAGCCTCCTGTATTACTGCGTCATGCAGGCCCAGCTCGTTTTGCAGGTAAGCAATGAACTTGTCGCTGTTTTTTGAGGGACGACCTGACTTCTTGGTGACGCTGTAGATCAGCGCATCGACGTCTGATTCCCACTCCAAAACTGTTGAGCGATACCGCGGCGAGCCGTACTTGAAAGGCACTGTTGGCGGTGATTGCGGCGCAGTAACAGGCTGCGCTTCTGGCTGTGCAACAGGCTCAACAGGCTGCTCAATTGTCGGCTCGTTGATCTTGGACGGGTTAGAAGTAATTTGGCCGCCTGCATTTTGCAGTTGTGCCAACACTCTGTCGAACTCTTCTTGCGGTAAATGCAACAAGCTTTTGCGCAGCTTGGCCTCATCAATCTTTGGCTGTGGGGGCTCGGGCGCAGGGGCCTCTGCCCGTGGCGCAGGCTGAAATTCCTCTTGCAAAATTGCTCGCAGTTTCTGCAAGTTTTCGCGGACAACAGTTACTGCCTTTTTCTTCGGCGTGACTTGTGACGTCAGCTCTGTGATCAACTCACTTAGTGGGCCGACCATGTTTGCGCGCTGATTAAACACAGCTGCGCCCTGCATCGCTTCCTGACGCGCAGCTCCTGACGCCTCTACGTTGATGACATTGCCAGCGGCTTCAAGGAAGCCAGCTTTGCGCTCGCTAGCAGCAGCAGCCAATGCGTTGATTTCGGCCTTTAGCTGCGCACGAATTGCAATGCGCACCTCTAGCTGGCTGCTGAAGTCACTACTCAGCAATTGATCAAACCCTGGCAATGCCAAAGCATTGGGATCAGTAACTGCTTCTACCTGCGAAAAACGAGCAATGCTTGCTGCTTCTGCTGTTTTACTTGCGGACCACTTGCGCTTTTTAGCTGCTGCCGCCAGGTCACGCATAACCTGTTCTTCGCCACCACTGCTGCCAATAGCAGCGCCAATATCAATCGTGACGTCACCACGAGCGACTTGGTCAAACAGTTCTTGCGGCAGTTTTGATAGAGGTGCGGCCTTGAGAAATAGCTTTTCTGCTGCTTCGTTACGGATTGGCATGCCTTGGCCAATCATGTCTTCAGCGGTCATTGCTGACTCGCGCATGATTTTTGCTGCATCGACAGCAGTGCCGTTGCCTTCAGAGATGTTCTGCATTGCGCCCTTAATGCGCGCTTCTGCGGCATCAGCAGCTTCCATAAACCGAACGTTGATCGACTGCCGATCTGCTTTCAACGCTCTTGCCAAACGGTTGTGGCCGTTGACGACGTAAACCTTGCCATCTGCAGGATCACGCCAAACGCTAATAACGTTGGCCATGTCTGCGTTAAAGACAGTTGTGTCAGCCAGCGAGCCGCTTTGCCCTGTCTTAGTTAGTCGGCCAGCTTCCTTGAATTGAAACCGTTGCGCGTCAACAGCAATATCGGCAACAGGATATGAGCCGACAGTGCCAGCCTCATAGTCCGCACGGGTCGGCGGCTCTAGCTCTGCAACAGCAGGTGGCTCTAGCGCTGTGTCTGGAACAATTTCGCCAGGAGCAGTTGCTTTGTAAATCGCTTCAATGTTTTCAACGCGCTCCTGCGTCTCAATAATTTCATCAGTTGCTTGCTGCAAGCGCTGCAAGCTATCGCTTGCCTCAAGCGTATTGACTTCAGCAATTAGGTCAGGCTCTGGCTTGCGGCCTGTTAGCCGCAGGGGAGGCTCTGCCGGCTGAGCTACTGGCGTTGCTGCTACGTCAACTGCTGGCTGCTCTACTGCAGCCTTGTCTATTTCTTTTGCAAAATTGACTTGCGCAACTACACGGTCAACGTGAGCGCCAACCAATTGCTTTTTAAGTATTCCAGATCGACGAGCGATTGGCCCGCCAACGGTTTCAAGGGCTCCGCCTAAAAGAGTGCCGGCAAAGATTCCTGAAATGCCATTCTTTAAGCGCTGTATTGCGGCAGGATCGTCGTCGCTTGCAGCTAAGAAATTGTTGACAAAGCCTTCGGCAAATGTGCCGTCAGTCTTTGACTTGATAAGCGCACCAGCGCTTTCAAAAGGATTTTCAAAAAAGTAATCGTTAACAAAGCCAGGGGCATAGCCCTCCTGCGCGCCTTGAATTAATCGTCCTAAAAATCTTTGGCCTGAACCACTTGGGCCTGCTGCTTGGCTACTCCTTAATTTTGCTGCAGCTTTAGGCGCTATAGGAATAGCTGGCGGATTAATGCCAGACGCCTTCATGGATTTGACAATTGCTACGAATTGCAGTGCTGACGCACCCATGTCAGC